ATGACGCTGAAGGCCGTTGGTGCAACCATAAAGCGCTGGTAAGCGTTGCCCGTCAAAACGGTAAGACGGTCCTGATGAAAAGCGTTTTGGGTTGGTACTTGTCTCAGTACCTGGCTAACGAAAAACAGCCCCAAACGGTCATTACTACGGCCCATGAGCTGTCTTTAGCTGTTTCGCTGTTTACCGATTTAGCGCCAGTATTGGCTGAAAAGTTTGGTGCCAAACTGAAGCGCAGTTACGGGCGCAATGAACTACAAATAGGGCCCCACAAATGGCTAGTACGGGCAGCTACCCATAGCGCCGGGCACGGTCAGTCAACCGCGCTGCTGCTAGTTGATGAGTGTTGGGGCGTATCGCAAGATGCTTTAGACGTGGGCCTACTGCCAACTCAACGCGCTCAAGCCAACCCGCTTTGCATAATGCTCAGCACGGCAGGGGTAGAGAGCTCTACGGCAATGCTGAGGTGGCGAGAGCAAGGGCTACGCGGCATAGATGAAGGCATAGACACTGGTATTTATTTCGCTGAATTCAGCCCAGACCCAGCCCTAGACCCTATGACCCCTGAAGCATGGCGTATGGCAAACCCGGCACTAGGTACCACTATCAGCGAAGAAACGTTAATAGCTGAAAGCATGAGCCCAAACCGTGCCGCCTTCTTAAGAAGTAGCTGCAATTTATGGGTGCAAAGTGACGTTGGCTGGCTAGCACCTGGGCAGTGGGCCGCCAACGCTAAAGGCACGTGGCCGTTGCCCGGTGGCGTATTAGCGGTAGAAGTGTCCGTAGATAACGGGCGTTATTGCGCCGTCAGGGTAAACAAAACTGCTGGCGGTGAACTGTGTGCAACCGTTGAATTTATTGCGGACACAATGAGCCAAACGTGGCAACTGCTAGAAGAAGCTGCAAAAGACCCAAAACTAATTATTGCCGTAACCCCAACCCTTGACGTAAATTGCCCGCTGCACCTAAAACGGCGGCGCGTCATATGGGGCTACCAAGAGGTCACCCGCTATACGGCAGCTGTACGCCAAATGATTATTGAGGGCCGTATTGAGCATGACGGCTCAAAAATGCTGGCTGAGCACGTAGGCCGCGCCGTTGCAGCACGTACCGCCGGCAGTATTGCGTTAAGTTCGCAACGCTCTAACGGCCCTATTGAGCTTGCCCGCTGTCTAGTTGCGGCTGTCGGTTTTGCTATTGGTCAACGTGCAACAGCTAAACCAATGATAGTTACCACAGCCCCTAGACGTACTGCCTAAGATAGTTGGCATGGGTTTATTTAAAAAAGACGCGATAAGCGAACCGGCAATTAAAGGCGCTGCAGCCGCCACCCGGTACCCGTACAGCCAAAACGTCATTGGCAACTTTGTTTATTACACACAAAACCTGCCGCGTGACGCGGCAATGCAAGTGCCAACTATTAGCCGGGCACGTGACCTGATTTGCTCAATGGTTGGCTGCCTCACTTTCAAGCAGTATTCACTACAATGGGACGGCGAAGAGCTAGAGCGTATTTATATCCCGCCTGACGTATGGATGCAGCAACCTGACCCCAACGTAACCCGCAACTTTATCCTCAGCTGGACTACAGAGGATTTAATTATGCAGGGCCGCGCCTTTTGGGTAATTACTGAGCGTTTGGGCAACGGCTTCCCCTCAAAATTTACTTGGATACCTGCCGGTGACGTAAACACACTTGACCAAAGTACCGGGCAATGGTTCGGGCCTTCAAAGCAAATTTATTTTCAAGGCGTAGAACTAAACCCAAATGACGTAGTGCAATTTCTTAGCCCTATTCAGGGTTTGGTTTATACCGGCGTAAGAGCTATTAACACTGCTAACCGTTTGCAAAATGCGGCTGAGCGTTTTGCCTCGCAAACCATACCGGCGGGCTACCTTAAACAAACCGGCGGTGAGCCTATGACCTCGCAAGAATTGGCTGATATGGCTGCAAGTTTTGCTGCTGCACGTGAAGAGCAAACCATAGCTGCACTAAATGAGTTTGTTGAATATGTGCCTAACACTGCTAACCCTGATGATTTGCAGCTCACTGACGCGCGTACGTTTCAAAGCCTTGAAATGGCGCGCCTTGCAAATATCCCACCATTTTTAGTAGGTGCACCAACTGGCGGCGGCATGAATTATCAAAACAGCGCAGAAAGTAACAAACTGCTCTATTTGTACGGTTCAAAACCGTATATTGAGTGCATTGAGCAAACGTTGAGTATGAATAACGTTTTGCCGCGAGGCCGATACGTAGAACTAGACGTAAGCACTTACCTCTATGAAAATGATTTGGCAGGTGGGGATAGTGATAACGCTGCTTCGCCGTCCTCACCTGCTACTACTATTGAGCGTGAAAGGGATTAACTACCATGCTGAAATTTGAAGCCACCCCCATTGTTATTACTGCTGCTGAGGGTGAAGGCAAACGCGAGATTATGGGCCTTGCCGCGCCTTACAACGTGGTTGCAACGGTCAGCTCAGGCGAAAAAGTAAAGTTTTTGCCAGGGTCTTTGCCGGTTGACGGCGCTAACCCCAAACTGGTTTTGAACCATGACCTAACCCAAATGGTAGGGGTAGTTACTGAGCGTACTGAGGACGAAAACGGCTTGTATTTTGTGGCTAAATTGAGCAAAACCGCTAAAGCTGATGAGGCCCTAGAGCTGGCAAAAGACGGCGCGCTAGACGCGGTAAGCGTAGGCGCTGAACCTATTACGGCTGCCTATGATGATGAAGGCGTTTTAGTTGTTGAAAAGGCGCGCATGGTTGAACTATCATTGGTAGCGCTAGGCGCATTTCAAGAAGCAAAAATAACTCAGGTAGCAGCGACTGAGCCAACCACAAAGGATAAAAAACCCATGAGCGACGTAACCCCAACTGCCGAAGTAACTGAAGCACCAGCCCCAGCGCCAACCGCGCCAATTTGGGCAGCTGAAAAGCGTGAGCGCGAATTCCCAATGCCTTCAGCTGGTGAGTACCTTGCTGCCTTCCACGCTGGCGGTGAGCAGTGGGCAAACGTCAACGCTGCCTACAAGCAAAACGTGAGCAAGAAAGCTACGGCTATTGAAGCTGCACAAAACTTGACCACTGATACGCCCGGCTTGCTGCCAACCCCGGTACTTGGGCCAGTGTTCCAAGACATCAACTACCTGCGCCCATTTATCAGCGCAGTTGGTGCACGTGCAATGCCAAACGGACAAGGCAAGAGCTTTATTCGCCCAACAATTAGCCAGCACACAACTACTGGGGTGCAGACTGAAGGCCAAGCGGCAGCCTCGCAGACCATGACCATTGCAAGCAATACGGTTACCCGTACCACTGTCGCTGGTCAAATCTTTATTTCGGCGCAGGATATGGATTTCACGGACCCTGCAGCAATGCAAGTGATTTTGCAGGATTTGGCAGGCCAGTACCTGCTCAAGACTGACGATATCGCCGTTGACGCTTGCGTAAGCGGCTCAACGCTTTTGGGCACGTGGGATAAGACCCCAGAGGATTTTATCCTCTTTATGTACGGCGCAGCCCGCGACATTTCAAACGGCACCAACCTCTTCCCAACCCATTTGGTAATGGGCGTGGATACCTGGGCCAAAGTTGGCTCATTGGTTGACCAAGACAAGCGTCCAGTATTCCCAGCTATCGGCGCGCCCGGTCTGCTTGGCATGAATACGCTTGGCGCTGGCAACGTCACCAACTGGACCAGCACCAACCCGCTTGGCTTGCAGGTCATTGTTGATAGCAATGTGGCAGCAAAGACAATGGTGGTATTCCACGCCCCAGCAATGGAAGTGTACGAAAACGTGCGCGGCATTATGAGCGTTGAGGACCCCAACCTCATTGGGCGTACCTTCAGCTATTACGGCTACCTTGCAACCTTTGTGGCTAAGGCTTCACTGCTGCAAAAAATTATCTGGGTCTGATTAGGCAGGGCCATATTAAATGGCTACCTACACAGTTACCCACAAACAGGTACTAGACAATTACGCGGTAATTGCTACCCTGCAACCCAATGAAATTACGGTAGGGCAAACCTTTACCGTTTCAGGCATGGGCGCGCCTTATGACGGCGCGCAGGTTGCATACGCATTGCCGCAGTATTTGTTTACTGGCACCAACCAGCAGGGCGATTTAAATTTTGACCCGGCAAAGCTCATACCTAACCAGCTGCTTTTCAAGGTCACGGCCTCAAACGTTGACCGCGTAGCCGCTACCGGCACAGTTACCTTTACTGTGCTTAGTAGCTGCACGTGGATAACCATTGCAGACCTTGAGGATTATTTAGGGTTCACCATTGCCAACCCCAGCAGTGACTATGACTACGCCACAATTTGCGTAGGCGCAGCCAACGCTTATGCGTACCGTAAGCGACGTGAAGCCGGCTATTTTGACAGTTCCCTCAGCACGGTACCCAGCCAAGACGTACGGCTAGGCACCATGATTTATGCCGGGCAAACGTATAAAAGCCGCTCAAGCATTGACCAGTTCGCCAGTTATGAGCAAATGGCTACAGCTGCCCCGGTGGGGTCAAGCATGGGCGAAATTATGCGGCTATTGGGCGTGAATAAGCCAGCGGTGGCGTAATGGGCGTACTTTTAGACGGCTATGACCAGCTGGTAGATAAGCTGCAAACCATTACAGGCTTGCGGGTATTTGATGACCCGCGCAACATTAACCCGCCTTGCGTATTGGTAGAAGCGCCCACGTTTGTTATGCAAAGCAACGTTATTGCTGAGCTGCAATTTAACGTAAAGCTCATTGGGCTAGGTCCCGGCAATTACACAGCCCTCAAAAACCTTTTAGACCAAGCAGACCTCATACGTGCAGCCAAAATAGGTTTGAAAGACGGCAGGCCAACAGTGACCACAGTAGGGGCCCAGGACTTTAGCTCTTATGACCTCACGATAAGCACTAAGATAGCCCCATGACGTTTGTAGTTCTCAAGCAATGGCGGCAAGATGTACCAGCAGGCGCAACCGTTGGCGTAGGCGATTTTGGTTTAACTGAGCGTGATTTAGCTTTTTTGTCCGTTGCCGGTTTGCTACAAATCAGCACACAGACCGCCAATGAACCTGCTAAATTGTCTAATAAGAAACGGAAGGACTAAACCCTCATGGCAACTACCACGTATTTTGCTAACCCGGATACCGTAAAAATTGGTGCTACGTCAGCTTCAACCGTTGACCTGAAAGACCAGTGCAAGAGCGTAGTTTTTACGCGCAGCCGTGAAAGCCTTGACGCTACCGCGTTTGGTTCAACCTCGCGCAGCTATACCGGCGGCCTTTACAATAATCAGGTTACGGCAACGTTTTTGATGAGCTACGGCGCAACCGAAACGTACGCCACGCTTAATGCGCTTGTAGGTGGCACGGTTTATTTTGAAGTTGCGCCGGTTGCGGCTGCACCCTCAGCAACGGCACCAGTTTTGAAACTGACTGGGGCCTACTTTGAGGCTTTTGACGTGGTTAATGCTGAGCTGGGTACCTTGTCAGAGGTTCAGATTACCCTGACGGGTGGCACCTACTCAGAGCAAACCGCGCCCTGATAACTAACTAGAAAGAAGAGCAGCGTGAAGCTAACAATTAAAGTAACTACCGTTTCAGCCGGCAAGAAGTATGAAGAGCTGGTAGAAACGTCTTTAGCTACCATTATTAAATGGGAGAGGCATTACAAGCGCCGTGCAGGTGATTTGGCTGCCGGCTTTGCCGTAGAGGACCTTGCTTACATGGCGTGGGTTACTTTGCAGGCGCAAGGCCTTAAAGATACGTTTGATACGTGGGTTGAAAAGCTAGATGAGCTTGAGGTAGTTGACAGTGAAGAAAGCCACCCTACGGGCGGGGCGGCTACCGCCGGCAATTAGCTGAGCTATTGCTGCTCACTGGTTGGGCACCCCCTTTTTACGCTGAAACGTTTGATACCCGCGATTTGGCTACCGTTATAAAAGTGAGTGAAGAGCGGAATAAACGCCAATGAGTTTTAGCGGCAGTATGGAAGTTGTCGGGCTGAAAGACGCTTTGCGCGAGGTCAACAAATTAAATCCGCAATTTAGGCGGCAAGTAACTAAAGATTTTCAAAAGATTACTGCGCCAGTAGTAGCTGCTGCTAAAGAGAATTTGCCTACCAAACCACCTATGAGTGGTTGGGCTAAAGGTTGGAAAACCCCTAGCGGTTTTCAAATGCTGCCGGCTAGCGGCTGGTCTGGGTCAACAGCTGGCAAGTTTATTAAAAGCCAGGTGAGCGGTAAAAAGCCGCGTGAGTATGCCGGGCAAATGCAAAATGCGGCAGTGTTTGTAGTGAAATTTGCTGGCATGGTTAATACTGTTTTTAGCGTTGCAGGCCGTAAGCACGGCGGCAGCAGTAAACAGGGCGAAAATATGATTAAGGTACTTGAATACCGTTACGGTAAGCCTTCTCGCGTTTTGTGGCCTGCTTATGAAGCAAACAGAGCAGAGGTAGAAAAGCAAGTAGAAATTTTAACAAAGCAAGTTATGGCTGAGGCCAGCGCAAGAATTGAACTTAGTAAATATCTAAAACGCAAACGCGAACAGGGCTAAAGTGGTTGCATGGCTGTAATTATCCCTATTGTTACGGAATTTGTAGGCAAGGGGGTAGAGCGCGCAATTAAAGAATTTCGCCAAATTGAAGGCGTTGCCGGTAAAGCCGCTTTCGTTTTTAATAAGGCTGTAGTACCTGGCGCTATAGCTGCTGCTGGCGCTATGACCGGTTTAGGGGTCACGCTGTTTAAAGCTGCTGGGGCCGCTGCTGAAGCTCAGCGTGAGGACAAGCTGCTAGCAGACCAGTTGCGCCGTACTACCGGGGCTACTGAAGCCGCGATAACGCAAACCATAAATTTTGTTGACGCGCTAGAGCTTGAAAGCACTATCAGCGGCGGTGAGCTGTCTAGCAATTTGGCTTTGCTTACCCGGTCAACTCAAGACGTAACCAAAGCTCAAGAACTGTTAAAAATCGCCACTGACGTAAGCGTAGGGTCTGGCAAAGACCTCAGCAGTGTTAGTGAGGCTTTGCGTAAAGCGTATGGGGGTGAGTTTGCTGCCTTAGAAAAGTTAGGTATTCAGATACCTGACAACGTTAAAAAAACTAAAGATTATGAGGCAGTGCAGGCTTTGCTGAACAAACAATTTGGGGGTGCTGCTGCTGACGCTGCCGATACTTTTCAAGGCCAGTTAGCAAAACTGCAAATATCGTTTGGCAAAATTGTAGAAGAAGTAGGGCTACTGGTATTGCCGTATTTGCAGCGTTTTGTTACTTACGTCAATGACCACATAATCCCAGCGCTTAAGGTATTTATAGAAGCGCTAAAAGGTGGCAATGGCGTTGCCGGGTCTTTTGAAATTGCAGTGGCTTCTATGGGCGATTTTGCGCCCGCTGCTATTAAGGCAATGCGCGCAGGTACTGAGGCAGTGTTTGAATTTATTAAAGCTATTGCGTTGAGCTATGCCGGTATTCAAACCCTTATTGGTGCAGCTCAAGCGTTGGCCTCGCGTGGCAAAGCTGGTTTGCCGGCGTTTGCTTCAGCGTTGGCGGCAGCTGGTGGCGCTGTCATTACGGACAAACTTAAGAATGACACTCTTAACTATTTTGACGGGTTGCTAGGCCGCCTAGACGTTTTAGGGCCTAAAGCTGACGCTATAAAAAACAAAATAAACCCGGTAGCTGACGCGCTAGACCGGCTAGAAGCCAAAAACCGAAAGCTTGCGGGCAGCGGTGAAGGTGAAGGTGACGGTACTGGCGCAGGTAGCGGCTTGGACAAGCTGGCAGAGAAAGCTAAAAAGCTTGCTGAAAAAACTAAAGAGGCTGCTTCAGCGCTTGAAAAAGAAATGGCTGAAGCGCTTAAAGGCGCTGAAGAAAACCTAGCTACAGCTCAAGAAGCGTTTGACAGTTTCGCCGGGTCTGTGGGTGAAGTGATACGTGAAACGCTGAATTTCGCTGACGCTTTTAAAGCCAGCGCTGAAGAGGGCGGCAGCAGTTTCTTTACTGAGCTGCAAAAGCAAGCTGACAAAGCCAAAGAGTTTGGCGTACTAACTGAAAAGCTTTTGGCTGCCGGTATCAGCAAAGAAGCATTAGACCAAGTGCTCTCTGCTGGCGTAGAAAGCGGAACCGAAATTGCTAAACAGCTTTTGGGTGCTGCTGACGGCGTACTCAAGGCAAATACGTTGGTAGCTGAGGTTGAAGCCATTGCTGAGCGTATTGGGCTTGCTGCCGCTAACAAGTTTTATAAGGCGGGCGTGGATAACGGTACGGCGTACCTTAAGGGCGTTGAGGAGGCTATTGCGGCGGCTAATGCCCGTATTGCGGGCGCTAAACGGCCCGCTGACATTAAAGGCGCTGGCGCTTTATTTGCTGAAACGGCAGGCGCATTGGGCACAAAGGCTGGGGTGGTCAACAATTACACAATTAACGCGCAAAGCCTTGACGCTAAACGCTCAGGTGACGTAGTGCTAGACGCGCTTAAAGAGCTCAACCGCCGTAGCGGCCCGCTAGACCTTCAAATTGCATAATGGCTACGCCCGTAGTTCAAAGCGGTAACTACCTATTTGAGGTAGATACGGGTTTTGACGTAAATAGTTTTACGTTAGATGACAGCCTAAAAGGTTTGCTAAATAACACTGAGTTTACGTTGGGCCCTAATACGCAGTTTGCTGACGTAACCAATTTTGTTAAAACCATTAGTTACCGGCGCGGTAGGCAGCGAACCAGTGACCAATTTACGGCTGGCACTATGCAAGTGGTTTTAGATGATGAGCTAGCAGGCGGCGCATTGTCACCTTATGACCCCGGCAGCCCGTATTATGACCCAGCCAATAATCAGCCAGGTATCGCCCCGCTACGCAAAGTGCAGTTATCGCGTGAAGGTGAGTATTTGTTTAAGGGCGTAATTGTTGATTTTACGTACCAGTTTGATATGGGCGGCGATAATTTAGTTATTTTGAATTGCGCTGACGGCTTTTACCAACTGTCGCAGGCTTCTATAGATGAGCTCAACGTCAGCCCTGAAACGTCAGGTGAGCGCATTGAAACTATTTTAGATTTGCCAGAGGTTGACCTCTTCCCAGGTGCTGAGCGCAACGTCAATATAGGCACAGTCAACTTGGGGCATGACGCGGCTTATACAATTCCCGCAGCTACAAACGCATTGGGTTATATTCAGCAAATTAACCAAACGGCAGAGTTTGGGCGCGTATTTATGGCCCGTGACGGCGTTTTTACGTTTCAGCCTCGCATAGGTAATACACTTTCAGCCCCGGTAATTAGTTTTGCTGATGACGGTTTAGGCACTAAATACAATGACCTGCAAATAGCTTTTGACGCTACCCTCGTAGTGAACCGAGCAACCGTCACGGCCTTAGATGACAAAACCGCTACCGAAAACGATTTAAGCAGCCAAGCCACCTATTTTGTGCAGGCTACGGACATTACCAACAGCCTTTTGCACCAGCAGGGCGAAATTGACGCTGCAGCCGCCTATCTAATAGTTGGCACCCCTGAACCGCGTTTTACGTCAGTGCAAACCAACTTTGCTTTGCTAACCAACCTTGAGCGTGACCAAGCCGCCCAAGCTGACATAGGTACCACCCTTGAGGTAAGCAAGCAAATAACCGGGGTAGGCACAATTACGGAAGAGGTAGCTATTGAGGGTATTGAGGCCGTTATAGATTTTGCTGCCGGGCATACGGTCAGGTTTTATACCAGTGACGTAACCATTGTGGAATTGTTTGTTTTGGATAGCAGTTTGCTAGATGATATTTACGTTTTAGGCTAGGCTAGGCAATATGGGCGCTAATGCACAGACCTCAGTACCTACCTTTGTTGCGTCGCAGGTTTTAACCGCAGCGCAGGTTAACCAAATAAATACGGGCGTACCCGTTTTTGCTGATAGCACGGCGCGTACTAATGCGTTTGGGGGTAGCGGCGAAAAAGTTTTGGCGCAGGGCCAACTTAGTTACCTTGAGTCTGACGGCAAAATTTACGTATATAACGGCACCTCTTGGGTTAGTATTTCAAGCGTGACTAACGTAGCTGCTTTTACTGCTAGCGGTACGTGGACTGTGCCAGCTGGCGTTACGTACGCTATTGCCCATATTCGCGGGGGTGGCGGTGGCGCAGGTCGCACGGCTGGCGGCGCGGGCGGTAATTCAAGCGTGGCATTTGCTGGTGGCACAATTACCGCAACAGGCGGCAATGGTGGCGGTGATGGCACAAACAGCGGTGACAACTCCGTTGCTGGTGTAGCCAACAGCGGTCAAGGCGCCTACCACCAGGGAGCGTTGAACACCAATGACCAAAACTTTGCCACCATTGCTGGCAATGGTGCATACGTGGTGGCAGGTGGCGCAGTTACGCCAGCAGCAAGCATTACCGTTACGGTTGGTGCTGGCGGTACAGCTGGCGGTACTGGTGCAGCCGGCGGTAGCGGCTATGTGTGGATAGAATATCAGGTCTAGCTTATGAGTGAGCGAACTGTTGCAGTAGTTGAGCCAAACGTAACCAATGGCGTAGTAGTCAATGTAGAAGTAGTTGCGCCTGACTGGGTTAACAATGACCCCACGCATTTAATTGAATACACGGAACAAAACCCTGCAGCTATTGGTTGGGCGGTTATTAACGGCGTAGTGCAAGTACCGCCGCCGCCGCCAGACCCTGACAATGAATAAAAACGCGCAATTACAGACCGCAGACCAAACCCTTAAGGGTGCCATTATTGCGTTAGGTAGTTATATTGCTGCTTCTAATGGCGTTGACGCTCAAGTAATAGCGCTCTCAATACCAGTAGCTTCAGGTTTGTTGGCTTATATTTCAACGTTTTTGGGCAATACAAATACTGCCTGTCTTTTTGTGCCAAAAGATAAAGCTGACTAATGCCAGCTGTTTACAAAGTACCTACCTACCCGGTAGTCACTAATAAATTGCCCGGTACTGAGCGTTGGGTAGAGCTGGCAAATAAGTATTCAGGTGGCGCATTGTGGAATAACGGCACGTTTGTTTTTAGGGATATCAGAGGCAAGCCCGGCAAAATCAGTAACCACGCGCGGGGCGTAGCAATGGATTTAAGTTATCGGTTTATTGAGCCGCGCAAACTTGGCGTTAGTGACGGGCGCGCTAAAGCCATTACGTTTTTGCAAACCGTTTTAGATAACTGGGAACTGCTTGGGGTACAGCTAGTAATTGACTATTGGCCCGAACCTTTCGGCAGGTCATGGAACTGCAGCCGCGTAGGTATGGGCGTACCCAAACCTCACGCAGCTGAAGCATGGGTAAAACCCAAAACCCAACTATTTACCGGCACCCCCAAAGGTGACTGGCTGCATATAGAAATTACGCTAGGTATGGCGTTGCACCCGCAAAACGTCACGGCAGCCTTCAGGCAGGCGTTTGACAAATCCACCACCACTTAGCACCCCAGCCCTACTATGGGCTTACAACTAAAAAGGGGGTCGCAGCGTGACCAATGAAGAGAAACCAAACCTTATTTTTTATGAGGTTTTGACCGGCAAACTAGATACAGGCCATGAAATTATGGTGCAAATCTTTAGGCACCCTGACGGGCGCATAAGCCTCGCCCAATTTGCGTTTAGGGCTGACCGTTGGGCCACCTGGGGCCCACCCCAACGCCTTACCCATATGAGCACTACCCCTACCGGCGAGGGCGCATAACGTGGCTACCTATTTTGCCAAGCTGCTTGCCGTAGGCATTGGCTTTATAGGCGCATTGTCAGCCGTTACCAGCGCCCAAGCGCCCGCTACCCCTACGCAGGTAGCCCCAGCCGTTTACGCAAGCACCCAAACGCTTACAACGCCTATAACTAGCTCTGTAGTGGTCACTCCTACCACTACGGCACCCTCAACTACGGTTAGCAGCACTGAGACGTGCACGGGCTGGGTTGAAAAAGCGCGGCAGGTTGGTTGGCCTGAGCAAACCCTGCCCACTCTCGCGGTTATTCTTCGCCGTGAGAGCGGCTGCCAGCCTGCCGCGTTGGGTGACAAAGATAAAGGCGGCTCATACGGGCTGCTGCAGGTGCATTGCCCTACGTGGGGGCTACCTAACCGCTATAACGAAATTGGCTGGTTGCAAGCGAGAGGCATTATTGAAACTTGCGAGGATTTGTTTGAACCTATAACCAATTTGGTTGCCGGTCTGCTGATTTGGCATGAGGCCAAAGGCTTTGGGGTTTGGTCAACGTATGACGGGTGAAGCTTACGTGGCTACGTGCTTGGGCATTGTGGTTTGGCTTATGTTTTGGTTGCAACCATGAGCCCGCAAGAAACAGCTGAAACGCTTGAAGGGCTTGCAGAGCGTTTAAATCAGGCAAATATCGCGTTTGCCATGAGTGAAGCCGCTTACCATTTGGTCAGGCAGCAGCGCATTATTGAAGAGCTACGCGCAGAGATATCTGCATTGTTGACGTTGGTCAAATATGACTGATACCAATTTTAATTATCGGGCAGCATTTGAGTTGGGCCACAATTACGCCCGGTATGTGGCTGAGTGCCTTATTGACGCTGGCGTAGCAGCGGAATTGCCGCCGCTTGAATTTGCTCAAAATGAAGCAGACCGTGAGCGGTTTACATTGCATGAAAAAGACGTAATAACCCCTGCCGGGGTACTTGAGGTAAAAAGCTCTAGCCGCGTATTTGGGGCTAAACCGTTTGACTACCCCCACCCCAGCCTTATTGTTGATACTTTGCACGGCTACGTAAAAAAGGCCCGTAAACCCGTTGCGTATTGCATTGTTTCGCAAACCACTAATGCAATTTTGGTAGTGCCAGTATCCACGCAACAGTATTGGCGCGTGGAAGATATTTACGATAAGCAACGTTTGCTAACGGCTGAAATGCTTATTTGTGACAAGCAGCATTTGCGCTCATTTAGTGAATTGGTCACGTGGCTCAAAAGTAAAACCGTATTGCACCCAACGGATACGGTACAGCTCTAATAACTACTGAAAGGTAAGCAGCGTGGCATTTAATTTAGGTGATTACGTAACCGTGAATGAGCGCCTAATCATGGCGTTAAAGGTTCACCCAAAATTACGTATTCAAGAGACCAGTGCAACGGTTGAGCAGTACGGCAACGCAACTGTGCTTATTTGCACGGTCACGGTTTGGCGTGACGAAACAGACCCTTTGCCGGTCATTGCTTCAGCGCAAGAAAGCTTGCCAGGTACTACCCCATTTACCCGGCAAAGTGAGCGCATGGTTGGGTTCACGTCAGCGCTGGGCCGCGCATTAGGTTACATGGGCTTTGGCATAGACAAAAGCATTGCTAGTGCCCATGAGGTGCAAGCCCGGCAACAGCCTACAGAGCCAGTAGAGGACCCTTTCCCTACTACGCCTGAAGATGAAAACCGTTTGGCTATGCGCCGCATAGTTGAGGCTGAGACAAACAAAAAGAAAGCCGCAGCAGCTAACGGCCCGATAACTGACCCTCAAAAAAAGATGATAAAAATACAGGCTGGCAAGGCTGGTTTGACTGATGACCAAAGCCTTTGGCTATTGTGTCAAGACGTTTTGAATAAAGAGGTGGCAAGCTTGCAACAGTTAACAAAGTTTGAGGCCAGCAAGATTATTGAAGAGCTATTGAAACTGGCAGCGGACAAGCAGCGGGAAGCTACTGACCCTTTCTAAAAGTTAAGTACGCCAATACCATTGGTGCTTCACAGCGGCGCGACTGTGTGTAGGTGCAAATCCTCAACGCCTAACCAGCGTTAGTTAGCCCGTAAGAGAGGCGGGTAAAGACCATGCAAACAATACGGGTGCATGGCAAGTGTGAACCGTGCTTACCAACGGACGGGCGGGCCCGGCGAACCTCTGCCTAGACCCGGCAACCAAATACAAGTAACCTAAACAAAACAAACAAACCATGACAAAACCAGCAGCGCCTAAAACGTCAC